GCTGTTTTCGATGGCGTTTCAACGGAGTTCGGCTTGGCCGGACGAAGAACCGGAGTTCTCCATGTCTATTAGTGGTTTTACGAATGCCGTAGGATACCATCAACTGGTTGACTACGTCACCGATAGGACTGTTAATCACGACTATGATCAAGGCAGCCCTCCAGGTAGTCCCATTTACATTACTCATGAATTTGGGAATACTCAGGATTTGGTTGTTGCGTTCAGCAACAAGCCTCCAATTTACAAGTCACCGCACCATGTGCCCAGTGATTATTGGAGGAAGGTTGGTAAAGTTGTGGTCAATAAACCGTATGTTCAAACTGTAAAAGTTTGGAACACGGCTGGCCATTACTTTGAGACGTGGCAGGAGAAGGTTCGTCATATCGCACCAAACTGGCAGACTCCACTTACGTGGAATCCTGCTATGGACGGTGATTCTAATTCGATTGACGAATCTGTCGTTAAAGCCCTTAATAAAATACAGGGCCAAAACGTTCAGGGAGGGAATGCCCTTGCTGAATCTCGTGAGACTGGAGAAATGCTTGCGAAGAACGCGATCACCCTTGTAAAGGTGATTCGCGCTGTTCGTAGGGGGCAATGGACGCAAGTCCTCGACCACCTAGGGATTAGCAAGCATAAATTTATACCGAACAGAACTGTTTCCCAGCGATGGCTTGAAATTCAGTATGGGTGGAAACCCCTACTGAAAGACATCTATGACCTGGATAAAACAGTTCGCTCCTTAGCTAAACGTAAACATACTGTTCGCGTGGAAGCCGGAGCTGTCGTTGATAAAAGCCGAAAATTTAATTACGGCAATTATCGTTACGACATTACAGCAATTGAGAGTAGTAAAACTACTTTCATCGCAACGCTCGTTAACTCGAGATTAGCGGAGCTGCAATCGTTCGGTGTAATTAACCCGTTGTCGATTGCTTGGGAAGTTGTACCTTTCAGCTTTGTTGTTGATTGGTTTATCCCCATAGGGGCGACTTTAGAAGCATTGACGTCGACCGCGGGTTTCCGTAACGATGGAGGGTGGACTAGCTGTCAGCGACAATATACGCTGAACGTCTATCGTAATATACCTGAAGATGGGAACGTCCTTGACGATCCCGGTCATTACCAAGAGATTGGTTTTGATTTTCTTCGGATAGCTTACGCCGAATGGCCCCAAACTAGGGTCTATGCGGACACAACTCCTACGTCGACTCCCCGTGCTCTAAATGCCTTGGCATTGATGAGTACTTTACGGTCATGACTGCATTATTAATCCTTTCTAGTGCGCTCGCGCACTGGTTATGGCTGAGAGATTGCAGCCTTGTCCATTCACCGAGCAAATCGCTCATCACAGATGAGTCCGACTTATATATCGGACCAAAGGAGTATAACCCCAATGGCAGCATTTGCCCCAGTGGTCCTCAAAGACCACGCCGACGCAGACGTAACGTTTGCGCCTCGTGACATCGTGAATGGTGTTGCGACTCTCGTCAATTCGACGGGTGTCCCAATTGGCGATAAGCGCCTCAGTTTGGCGATTCAAAACGTTGGCAATAATGGCCGTCGTCGCGTTTCGTTTAAACTGGTGCTCCCTGTTGTCCAGGACGTTGTTGTGGCTGGGATCTCAAAGCCGACCGTGGTTCGCACCGCTTATGCGGATGTGACACTCACGTTCGACGCGACATCCTCTCTCAATGAACGGAAAGATCTCCGGGAGCATCTTCGCACTTTGTGCGCCGATGCTTCTTTTGGTTCTGCCGCCATTGATAGTTTGGATGTGCCGTACTAACAACCTTCTTATAGGAGGTTGCAATGACGCACACTCAACAGTCACAGGGCTTGATGATTGTGGTTATAAGCGGAATGCTTTTCGCCTTATTTCTACTCTCCTTTCTCGCCTTTCTCATCGTGCCGGCAATGATGCCGACGCGAGTCATTAATGGAGTCCCAAATGACACAACGTCCTCGCTTGTCCTTAGACAAAGTGGATATCCCGGCAGAGCTGACGTCTCAACTCGTATCGTCGGTAATGGCTCTTCAAAGCTCCGTGAAAACGGATTACTTGAAGATGTCCTTGCTGACTAAATACGTTTCTCCTGACACGGCTCCTGCAATCACTCGCAGGAATCGCGCACTTATGAAGTGGCTCTTAACTGAGCGGGAGAATGAGGCTACCAACGATAGGCTTCTTTTAACACACGAGGAATATAATATTTTACCTCGTGTTGCCTATGGTAACTTCGTTGAGTTTTGTCGTAACCTCATACGCGACATCATAGGCGATACGCCTCCGGTTGAGGCCCTTGTCGGGTCTTTCTCTGGAGGAGCGTCTACTAGCAGGCCACGTACGAAGAGCCATCCGGCTTCTAAGTACCTCGGGAAAGCACACGTCACCCAACCCTGTTTGGACATCTTCTCTTCAATAGTTGAGGAGATGCCCGGCTGGATTGGGTCTGCAGAGCTGGAAGTTATCCCAGTCAGAGGTAACGTGTTCTTTACTGTTCCCAAGAATGCGGATATTGATCGTTGTGCTTGTAAAGAGCCCGACATCAATATGTTTGTTCAAAAGGGCATAGGGTCTTTCTTTCGGAAGGCCTTACGCAACCATGGGATTGATCTAAACGACCAGTCTATAAACCGGCGTTTAGCTCGGGAAGGGTCAGTGACTAAGGAGCTCGTAACATTGGATCTCTCCAGTGCTAGCGATTCCGTAACAACTGAGCTGGTTTTCCAGTTCCTTCCGATCACATGGTACACCCTTCTTGACGCTGTGAGGAGTCAAGTCACCATCATTGATGGTGAGGAACATAGCAACCACATGTTCTCGTCGATGGGCAATGGTTTTACATTTGAACTTGAGAGTTTACTCTTCTATGTTCTAAGTCGAGCCACTGCTTTCTTTACGGGCACACGTGGAATGATATCGGTCTATGGTGATGACATTATTTGCCCTATGGGCATGTCTGCATCTCTTATCATTGTCCTTAATTATTTCGGCTTCTCCGTTAACACGGATAAAAGCTGTCTTGATGGGGCTCTAAGAGAGAGCTGCGGCGGTCATTATTATAATGGACTCGATATAACTCCTTTCTAC